GTACTGTTATTAATGGTATTATCTTCTACCGTTAGTGCTGGTTTATCTAAATTTGTTGAATCTGTATATCTAACTTGGTATGACATAATTAAGCCTCATTGAAACCAGTTAAACTCTGTACACGAACAGTATAATCAATTTGAATTAATCTGTTAAGTGACTTTTGTACTGGGTGGAAAATAACATGAGTTAGTAATCTACCGGTTCCGGTAGGATCATAACTTCTTAGACCTAATTCATCAAACACATATTCGCCGTCGGTGTATGTAGCATTGTCAAATGCGTCCTGATTGCTAGGCTCGCCGTAGTCTAATAAACAAGTGATTAAAATATCTGTGTAATTTGTACCAGTAACATGACGTGTTTCTATCTTATTTCTTGTTGGATCTAGGTTATTAGTGCTTCTATCATCAACTACTTTGGTATATGTTTCATTGTATAGACTAGCGTTGGACCCTGTACTGTTAGGAGTTAGGTATGTAATAACTCCTGTTGGATCTACTGATGTGCCGCCGTTGCCAAATACCATTTCATAAATGAATCCTTGGCCTGCATTTGCGAGACTTTCTGCTAATGCTATACTCATATTTTCGTAGTGAATAGCGTTTTTCTTATCAATAAAGACTTCCTTAGTAGTTGGATCATATATTTTAATATGTCCTACTACTCGGATTCCTGAATTTTCATTTGGTTTTGTTGTCATGTTAAAATCACCTGTATTCTATATTTATCGAGGCAAATTCGCTGCCTTAGCACGAACGAATTTTGCTTGGTCTGTTTGCGAATTCACTAGACTTTCGCCCTGTGCTACCCAAACTTTTCCTACTTTCTTCTGTACTATAACTTTAGAACCTTTCATTGGAGGTTCTGTTAAACGTACATAAGCACCTACATTTTTGTTTACTGCAAATTCTGCTTGTAATTGCTTGTCACCGCTAGGACTATCTGGGCCTAAACTTTCGTCCCAAATAGTGATTGGAGTTTTACGCAGTCTAGTACCTGCTACAAACACCTCAATGTCCATGCCTTCCCAGTACTCTAACGGAATACTTGTGTAATCTAATACTGTACCTGTACCCGAACCCACTGCGGTTGCAATAAATTCTGTACCTACTGTATTTGCAGTTGCACCAATACTCATATAATCGGTAGTTCCAACAGTATTAATTTTGTATCCTCTACCAGGCTGTATGTCAGTTACACTAATTTCTGTAGTATCTTTATACCAACCTACTGCTGTTTTTGGGTTTGGTAGCGGAGCAAAAGGTAATAATATTTGAACATATCTAATTGCTTCTGGAGCCACATAACTGGTTTGTGCCACTGTGACTGGGCCCACCGAGAACGAAGGATTTAATACAATTAAATCGTATGCTCCAACAACTTCTGGTTGTGTAATGAAAGTTAATTTTGTACTGTTAATATAAGTTGTCTTACATACTGAACGGCTGTGTGTGCCAATCATTTCCCCTGTGCTTACTGATAATATTACAGGAGAACCGCTGATGCTTTCACTGACTGTAATATAATACTCGTCTGTAGTAGGATCCTGACCATAAGTTAAAACATAATAAGAAGTTGTTGTTTCAATGCCACCAAAAACTGCGCCGGTGAATACTATTTCTTTTCCTTCATATATTCTATCAATTGAACTTACAATAATTTCTCCTGCTGAATTAATTTCAGCGGCTGTAAAATTAACAGTTAATGTTGGATCGCCGACTATTACCTGTACATTTTCTTTGAATCCGCTACCAGTTACTGTTGCAACTTGTGTTCCTAACGGGAATGCAGTATTATTATTAAAATTATACTTGACAGAAGTTACTGACATTCCAAGACTATTTTCAAAAACTTCCGAACCCTGACTATAGCCGCCAGCAACTAAAACAACTGTTTCTGTTTCATCTTTGTAAGGAATAGTCTGTCCTACGCTGGCGTCAATTACCATTGTTCCTAAAGCGTGTGTCTGCGGAATACCTGTACCTAATGTACCTCTTCTTAGATACCTAAGTGTGTTTCCAGATTTTTCAAGATACTCGATACGCTCTTTATCAATGATAATAATACCAGGTTGATTTTGATTTCGCAAAGGTTCAACTAAATTAGAAGCATCAACTAATTCAATTTTAGTATCATAATAGTTCAATGGTTGTGCCAAATAGGTAGTTGCATCTGCATCTAGTCTCTTATAGAAAGTTCTATTCAATAAATCCTTAAAGATTCTGTAACCAAATGGACGATTAAATGATACACTACTACTAAACACAATCACTTCAATAATATCAGTATCTGATAGGACTTTATTTCTATCAATTTGAATATAGGTTAAATTATCTTCTAAAATATAATCAATTTCAGGAGTTAATAATTCACCATTCAATGTTAGCCATATATATTGTGCGCCAATTGATGGGCTTCTTAATTGTATACGTCCTGCTAATAACTGATTTAATCTATAATATTCTGTAGATCCGATCGTAACTGTACTCGAAGAAGTAATAAAATCATTATTACGTTCGATGTCTAAAATATCATGATTAGTAAACGTTGTTACAACAAATTTTGCATTAGCAGAATAAGTGTCTAATAATCTAATTTGTGTATTAGTAGAATCTTTTTCGATGTAATATTCAGCATTGGCTAAAATCACTAAGGCAATCTTATCGCCTGCAACTGCTACACCGCGCTTGATTGTCAGTTGATTATTAGAAGACTTCCATGTAAATTCTTTAGAAATTAATAATTCTTGTCCGTTTTTATAAACTCGAATTTTGTTAGTATCAATTGTATTAATAGCATAATCCACTGTGCTTACAAGATATGTTCTAGAAGTTCCTGATACATCAAAATAAACAGTGTCAACTGGGCGTAGTATTTTTCCAGCGTGTTCAACAATTACATTATTGTCAAACGGTTCTAAGTTGGCTGGTGTATTAGTCAACGCATACACTTGAGTTGTACCGTCATAAACAACAGTCTCCGAAGACACGCGACTAATGCTGTTTAATGTTGAACTTATTACAGTATAATCAATAATTGCTGTGTTAGCAGGCGCTGTGGCAAATCTGATACCAATGTTACCCACTTCACTGTAGGTATTATCTGTAACAAAAGTTGTAACTGTAGTTGGAACTCCGTTAATTGTAACTAAAACAGAATAGTCTCCGTCCCATCTAGCAACTGTGACAAATTCTATCGATACACCGTCACCGATAAAGGAGTCAGAATCTAAAACATTAAGACCATTTCGGCTCATCGATGTAACAACAACTTCGCTGCCTACTGGCAAATTAGTTGGAAATACAATCTTTGCTAGTCCAAAATTTAATGTATAATCAACATCTTGTTTCTTTATCAATCCGTTGACTTTGACAAATGCCGCTTGTGTGCTATTTGGTCTTTGACCAATTAAAAATTCATTTTCTGGCTCTGTTGTAATATAGTGTCTTGTAGTAATAACAGGTGCACCATCTTCAACTGTGTGATAAACTGTAATTGCAACAGAGTCAATTACCTGTCCAGTAACTACTTCTTCAGGAGCATAACTGGTTGTTGGCGTTACAAAATTGTCACCATCAATAATAATTTCTTCTGCACGGATTCCTCTAGCAGTGGTATATGTAAAATCTCCGCCTGTGATTTCGGAATCAAGGAATTGTTGATTTGGTCTAAAACTTCCGTCGCTAGTGCTTTTACGGAAAATAATTATATCACCATCATTAACATCTACGTATGCTGGAATAATTATTGGTTCATTGGTGCTGCCATCGCCTGTAAATGTATTCATTTGAGCATCAGGATTTGTAATCACTGGCGTAGAATTTAATGTTGACAAATTGTTAGCAACTTCTATTGTTTTATTTGAAACCTCAGTTTCTTTTGCAGACAGACTTGTCTGCAATACAACCAATTCTCCGTTGGCTACAGATATGTCACTAATTAACTGTGCTTCCTGCGCTTGATTTTCTGCTAAAAGTGTTTGCAGAGTAAAATACAATGGATCGCTTGGCGAAGTTACTGCTAACTGTGCTTCTAAATCTACAATAACTGCCTGTGTATCAATTAGATCCTGCGTAAAGCCGTCTAACTCTGCTTGTTTAGCATCTGTTTGATTTTGTAAAACTACCTCTTCTGCTGTTAATGTCTCTAACTCAGCAACAGTGATATCGTAGGCAGTTTTAGCAGATGTGTAGACATCATAATTAACATCATCTATTCTTATACCGTTTATGTATACAGTAATCTGTTCGCCATCTTCTGGGATATAAGGAAGATTAAATGAACGAGTAGTTCCGTCAGATACAACTAGATGATCTGTGTATGCTTCATCGAAATCGTCCCAGCCCGCAGTAAACCATGGAAGGCCGTCCCAGCCTGAACCTATCTCAAATCCAAGTCCAGTTACTTCAACACCGCCGTAGTCAATGCCTTTCATTAACTGTCCAAGATCTTTACCTAACTGTCCAGTTGTTGGATTATAATAATACTGAATTCTATCTGCGGCTGATAGCAATCTAATATCTTTGGTATAAGATATAGTTACGTTTGCTGATCCAATTTCTGCGGCTGTGGTTAATTCAAGAATACCAATGTATCTTGTATAACCCTTAGATGTGTCTTTTCTGTTGTAAACTTCAAAATCGCTAGATAACAATTCCTCGTTAGACACTACCACAGATGTTTTATTTGTTCTTAAATCAATTGGCCAATTTAATTCAAACAAAGTTCTAGAGCCAGTACCGTTAAATGTCTGTGTTACAGTTATAGAACTGATTTCATAATTAGGTATTGTTCTGTCAAACTTAATTCCTATAGTGTTTGTTCTAGTTAAACCATTGCCTAGCACCGCTGTAGCAGTTGCAGGTGTAGTAGAAGATCCTGTAATGGAAATTACAGGTGTTGTTATATAGCCAGCGCCTGATGTTTCTACAATAATCTTAGTTACAGATCCTTGTGATATGTAGGCCTTGGCTGTGGCTGTTGTTCTTGCACTGCCGACTATTTCAATAGAAGGTGCTACTTGATAATCAGATCCGCCATTGGATACTATTATTTCTGTAACACTATAACCAATATTATCTAACCAGTCACTATAAGGAGCATTTAAAATAGTTCTATCTGTATAAACTATTGAAGATCCTCTAACTTTTACATTGTAAGGAAGAATTTTTCCTTCTTCTTGGTTATATGCGGCAGGTAGGTCAAAATCTGTTGTACCAGTATTTGTATTATCAGTGGCTGTATAATTGCTGATAAATTCTCTGACTTTAGTGCGATATGGTTTAACTTCATTGATATAATCTTCGTAACTAGATAAACTATCATTTTTGTAGTTAATTTTTTGCTGTAATTCGCCTAAGTTGTGCTGACTCTTGACAAAAGATGTCTTGAAAGCCCAATCAACAAACGGCTGTTCTGTGAATACATAACGAAGACTTGCAAAGAATAATTTATTATATTCTATTTCTAAATCATCTACTAATATATTATTTTTAATAACATCTAAAATAATTCTTAATTCTTCTTTTGGTTCATCATCGTATGCGTCGCCGTCATAGGTAAAACTGTCAAAACCAATATTGCTGTTAACAAATTTATAAAGATTTGAATTAAACTGGATAGTACCGTTTTCTCTTCCTACTGTTCTATAATTTAAAGAAACATTATCTGTGATTAAGTTATTAATTCTTTCTAATAGAATCCAGCCGCCAGATTTTTCGTTTTTAATTTTTACTAAATCACCGACCGCAATGTCAATGAAACTCATCTCGTAAGAAAAATCGACTAAATGATTTATCTTAGTATATTCTGAATAACCGTCGGCATACCAATCAATATAATTCCAGTGTTTTGTTACATCGTATGTTTGTGTTTTAGATCTAAACCAGGTTCCTAGTGTAGTGTCCCATATATATAAACTCCACTTATTGGCGGCCGTTTCATCGCTGTTAACTAGAATTGTAAATGGTCGTACTGTCAGTATTGTTGTATCTAGGTAATCTCTACCAGAATTATTTACAGTTACTCCGGTAATTTCTCCTGAAGAATTTAATCGTGCAGTTAATTTAGCACCTGAGCCTGCTCCTGTGATTGTGATTTCTGGAGAGATTTTATAGCCTCTTCCAGATGCAATAACAATTACTCTAACAATTTTTCCTGCTTCTACTACAGGTGCCAGTGTGGCTTGTTTAAATCCTGTAGAGCCAACAAAACGAATTTGACTTTGTGTATCTATAGCAATATCATACTTGCCAGAAATTTCTGTAGGAGCATCTTCTTTAGAATTTAATTTAGACAAGTCTAAATCATCTATTATAGATCTAGAAATTAAAACTGAGTTTACACGTTCTGTAAATTGTTTTAATGCTTCCAATCGGTTAACAAACATGCCTTGTCTAGGTTTGTTTAAAATTCCGTATTTTAATTTTGCTGGCAGTTTAGGATCAGGAACTTCTGCGCCTGTTATATCGTAACCGACAAGACTGTCAAACCATTTTTGTTCAACATACTTGTTAAGTTTTTTATTAATATTGCCTTCGGCCAATAACTGATAATGTGCATGAATGTTTTGTTCTGTGTTATCAATAATCCAATAACGAATGTTCAACGCAACGTCTTTTGCAGTTATTAAATCTTTACAGTTTACTAGTGCAAACTGATTTGATCCTAATAGTGTAGCGTATTGGGCGCCTTGTCCTTTTGGATTTGCTATTAACTTGGCTACGTCACTTGCTGATGTTTTTCTAAATGTAACATTCGGTACTACAGTTTTATTCTTCACCCAGAAGTAATAGATATTTTTAAATGTTTTACTTACGTTGTCATAACTTTGACGAACACTGTATACTGCATCTCCGTATCTAGAAGTTCCACTAATACCCAACACCAATCCAGTTTCTGTATCTGCTAGGCTATCCCACTCACTTGGAAGATATTCGCTTTCAACCCATTCGTAGATATCAACGCTGGCATTGTTATAAACATTGTTCCATGTGTTGGCTTTGTAAACAATTGATCCTTGTAGCGGATCTGCAAATTTAACTGTGCTTAAATCCCACCAAAGTTTTCCAACATTGTTATTTTTCCATGCCATTAAAGAATTAGTTACAACTGCATCTGTACCTACAGAATACGTTGCTGGATCATAGTATGTTTTAAAACTTAACTCTTGTTCTGCAATGCCTAATATTTTTCCATTGATAGGATCAATAAAATCAAGATTTGCAATTATATTGTTTGTTCTAGTATTGTATAAAAATAACGATTTAATCTTAGACAAATTAACAGACGATTCTGGTTGGCGATATTTTGTCCATGATTTTGCCGTACTAGCAAACTCGTAGAATGCTCCGTCTGTTGATGTTTGATCATTAACGTAGACATTTTTTGCTACAACAAATGCATCACCATAATTAATTCCTAAAACATTTTGTGGTTCTAATTCATCACCAATTAAGAATTTTGTATCGTATTTTTCGTAAACACGCACACTACCAGTAAACTCTTCTAGTTCTATAAATTTAGTAACGTTTAAATCAAATGTAGTGTTTTCGCCGTCAATGGTAGTTTCAATTGTTTGATTTCCACCATAACTATAGATTACTAATCTATCTCCGTCAGCATTAAATTTAACTCTATAACCAAATTTTTCACTGTCTTGGTTTAATGGGCTGGTTATTAAATCAAGCGGTTCGTAAACTGTATTGTTTAATTTAAACAATGCTACTGCACCTTGGTTTGATGCAACGTTAGAATATCCTGGTGCGCCAACTGCAATATAAGACGAATCATTAGAAATTGCAACAGATGTAGCAAAATTGCTGCCTGTACTAATCTGTTCTAACGAAACAAAATCGCTGACGTTTAATTCTTTTACTGTAACAAATGTTGAACTCACTAACTTAACTACTAATACTGATTCATCGTCTTTAGAAATAACAACAGTATTATTTGTTGAAACATCAATATCGGTTATTGATATTCCTGGTGTTAGGTCCAACGAAGTTATAATTGTATTAGAAGTAAGATTATATGCTGTCAATGCCGCAGGCACTAATGTGCTACCGTCAATTGATAATCCACCTTTAGATACTATGTATAAAATATTTCCGTTGACTTGAAGTTTGTCTCCAAAATATTGAAATTGTGTTGGAGTAGAGTTTTGTATAACTCGAGTAAATTCATAACTACCGTAAATGTTTCTAGTAAATTGTGCTACATATCCAATATCAACTTCTGTGATTATAGGAGGATCTAAAGGATCTGGATCCGGGATAGATACCACACCGTACTTTGGGGCGCCTACAAATAGGTAAGTGCCGTCTGCACTAAAACAAATACTATCGCCGAAACTACCATTTGTATCTGTAAATGTTTCAGTCGACAACGGAGACAACGTTTCTTGATAGGCCCAGCCAAAATTTACAGTCGGTCTTGAATAATAAAGAACAATGTTAGATGCAGAAACCGCAAAGACTATTTCATTTCCGCTAATTGCCAGTGCTTTTCCAAAATTATCTTCTTCGCTGGTAATTTTTGTTCTGGTATAGTTCTTAGAAAACTTCCAAACACTCCAATTATTATTAACACCATCTGTCCATACTAGTTCATTATTTTTCTTAGCAGATATAGGCAGAGAGTTTAAATCATCAATACTTGATAATCGCTGTGGTGTAAATTTAAACAGATTAATGTTTAACGATTTGTTAATTTCAATTATAGCCGCAGTATCTAAATCTGCAGGCATGGTTATTTCGAACCAGTTCAATCCTGTATCGATTACTTCTTTGATACCTTCAAGAGAAGTGCTGGTGTTGTTAATTCCAACATAACTTCCGATTTCAATATCTACTGGCAGTTTTGTTTTTAGAACAAATCGCAGATTTGAAGTTTCTTCGACAAGTTTTATCGATTTTGCAAAATTTGTAAATCTGTATACGTTCCAAGAACTCTTATCAAATCCAAGCCAGAAATATTTTCCTTCAACTAAAGTGTTAATATCATAATCTGCAAATTCATCTTTTGAATTAATTATGTAATCAACATCTTCATAGTTTACATATCCAGCAGTACGAATATATTCTTTTTGCGATGCTACTACAGGGAACGGTGCATGTGTATAATCATCAGGTTTTAAATACACCTGATCCTGAGTAATACGATAGACGAAATCGTTTACACCAAATGGAACAACATTTACCAATTCGATCGGTTGAGGGTTAATTAAGAATTTTTCTTCGTTGAGAATGTATTCTACTTCTTCAAAACCTGCGTTGGCTCCGTACTGACCTAAACGAATTGCCCACTCTTCAAAGAACTCAAGACTGTCTTGCTCTGCATAATTTAGTGCGTCAAACAATTTAGAAAGACTATTCTGTGTGCCTTTCTCTTGTATCATGCCTTGATAGAACTTATACTGACTTACATCGTCATTGATAATGTTTTCTAAGTACTGGCGTTTTTGATAACCAATTAAGTGTTGTGCAAACTTTTGTTGGTCAACATCAAAACTATCAGTGTCTAAATCATAAAAATCTTCAAACTGTGTAGCACGATAATCCCAGTTAGGAATTAATTTACTTTCTGGTTTATCTGATAATTTGTACCAACTGTCGTAATCAAATGTTTCTGTTCCTGGAACATTTTGTTTAGCACTATAATAAAATTCTTTGTACTTGACTGTTTCGCCCAGTGAATAATCTTTCCAAGATTTCCATTCTGTAACTGTTGCACGGTCGTAGACAAAACCAGGAATACTAAAATCTCCGGTCCAGTCGCTGATTTTATATCCTACTATTTTAATTCTATCTTGACGATAACCCTGAGTTTGATCGTATATGATATCATTGAAAACTGTAGCGTCGTCAAGAATTAAAACGTGTTCCTTTTGTACAAGATTTAGTGTTGCGTGATATAGACCGTCTGCTGTATTTGTTGGACGCAGACTAAAACTATTTTTCTCTCGAACACTGTTTGTAAAACTTGGTTCTAATTCGATACCGTCTTGTTTAAAAATAGAATATTCGTAAAACGGATCGTAAATGCTGTCGACTACTGCATAGTCTTGTCTATAAACTAATTCTTCTGCGGCTGGGCTTAATGTGATTACTGCGCCATCTGCCCAGTTTTGTGTAGTCCAGAATGTAAATTCTTTAGCACTAGTTTGCCAGTCTGTGTTTGTTCTTAGGGCAGGATTAAAATAATCAAATGTAAATCCTGAATCAGTTAGATACTTGCCATAGCCTAATAGAAAATCAACTACTTCTTGAACAGTTTTTAATTCTGCGCCGTAATGAAGAGTGTCAATATCAGTTTCAAAATTTCTTCTTAAAGTAATTTCTCTGCCGCCAACAATTGGCAGCGAAGGTAATTTAGCAAAATATTTAAGTTCAAAAGTTGTAGTACTGTCGTGAGCTGTTGTCACTCTAAAATAATTATCATCTCTTTTAACAATCTGACCTTTACTGTAGTATTTTCCAGAATTCCAATCTATATAAGTTTCAGAAATTCCACCAACACTAATCTGAGGATCAGAAACAGTTGATACTGCTTTTTTATATTTAAATTCTGGAACTAATTTATCGTAGCCTTTGATTACAAATCCTGAAGTAGTTTTTTCAACAATAACTCCGCTGTAATCAATTGTTGTTACGGGTGTACTTGAATTTAGAATAATATCATAATTTTCTTGAGGAATAAAAACATTACCTTCATTCAGTGGACTACGACTATCTAAAATTAATTTAAATTTTTCTTTAGTTGTAAATCCAGCAAGTTTGCTAGAAATTTTTACTTGTAATGAACTAAAATTTGTTTTAAAATTATCTAAAATTGTAAATGATTTGCTTAAAGCATAATCTGAAAGATAATTAACCAACCCACTAGTAAACACCCGTGTCGAGTCTTTTACTGTGCTTGGAAAAATTACGTTCTTAGTACTGAAACGCAAATTACCTTCAGGTAACTTATAAACAATTTGTCCTGTATCATCTCTGTACTGACGTATTCTATCAAATCCTAAAGCAAACATTTTTGCCGGTTGCAGTAAAGTTAAGGCAGTAATTAATGCAAATGGGAATTGACTGTTGCGGCGCCATGCTGTTTCAATCGGTGCTTGATCGCCAAATGTAAATTCGCGTTCTGTAAACACAGATACAAAATCAGCAACCATACCTACTGTAAGTGGGTCAATTAATTGTCCCTGATCATCTACTGGTAAAAATTTTAATAGATCTGGCCTTGCATACAGTTTGTTCTTTTCAGGCAATTGTCCTGGAATTCTAATTAATCCTTCTGACAAATCTTGCCATAGTAGTAAGTTGTCTTTAGAATATGGAGCAGGTCCGTATGTATTTTCCCACCAATCAGGCTGAATGCTAAAACCTAACATCTCCCATGGATGTGTATGTGGGCGATCTGTATCGTAGAAGTATTTGTAAATACCTCTCCAGAATCCTAAATGCGGTACACCCGCAGGATCTGCAAACGATTTATAATTAAATGTAAACGGATTATTCCTATCAAAGAATGTGTGTTTGGTATAATCATCATTAATTAATGTTGACCAATTTAAAAATTCCTGTCTTAACGTAGAATTTAATTGTTCAATTGACACATCGGTTTTTCTAAAGAATCCTGAAACTAAACTATCAATGTTTAATAATTCAGGATTATATCTTACCTTAATATTGTTGTAAACTCGTGTTTCAAATTCTAATAACAATTCGTCTCTAAACTCGTTGGGCTCGCCTACTTTAGAAAACGCCACTGTGATACTACCGTCGTGTCCTTGTATTACCTTTGTAGGTGTTTGATAGGTATCGTCAATATAAATTTTTGGTTCGAATAAAGGATATAACCCCAATTTGCTAGGAGTTGGAGGAACACAGCAACCGGCTGTTTGTTCATATTGAACAATTTTTAAATTATCGCCGGCTTGAATTGGGGATAAAATTCTTACAAAACTAGTATTAATAAAAATATAATCTCTACGGTGTAATATTATTTCGTCGTTGACATAAATCATTACAGCCTTGGCGCTGGCCTCGTCTAGATTAAAGTCAAATGTTAGAGGATAATCTGTAAACGAATCATCGATAACTTCTTGCTCGTAGACAAAATTTACGCCAAACGGAACCATATCACTTAGATAAAATGGAGATTCGATTGTATTATTTTTTGTAGCCTCTGTTAATATTAAATCTAAATGTGTTCTTGTTATTCCGTCGTAGCCGTAATTAGTGGCTGTTCTAATTAAATTACGTTTGAATTTAGAATATTCATTTTTTGCATAACGTAAACTTTTTATAATGTTTACATTTTTATTTGTAAATGAATAAATGATCGGAGCAAGAGGGCCAGAATGCTGTACAATTTGTGTACCGTATCCGGATACATTTCCTAAATCTCTTAAATTACTAATTCCTGGAATAGATCCTTGGAAATTAGAATAATTATCTGTAATTGTTTTTACATGATTAGAAATTTGCCCTAGTGTTAAATCATATAGACTTAAATTTTGAGGATTACTTTCTAAATTGCTTGGAAATTTATAATATCCAATGTCATCTATTTTTTCAGCAGAAGACATTGTTTCAATAAGCACAATGTCATTAACTTTGACATTAGAAATAAACTGAATATAGGCAATGCCGTTTTGTCTATAAATTTCAAAGTCAGTTATTTTTTTATTATTAACAAAAATTTTAACATCTAAATCTTCAAGTGTTGCACTTTTTTTATAAACATCAATTGGGAATAAATTTAATAACTGTGCTGTAGCAACATACTGACGCACTACCGGCTGTCTAGTTAAAAATTCAGATTTAATCCAACCATTTAATAAATTAAAATTTGATAGGTCGCTGTTAAATCTAACATATCCTCTATCTAGATATCTTTCTATTAGTTCAACTTCGCCTTGGAACGTAAACGAATCTTTCTGTAAATTAAAATCAAAAACTATGTCGCCAATATTTCCAATATTTTTATAAGATATATTAAAACCTAATTCATTATCATAGGTATCACCAATTTGATAACTGAATAATTTAGTACCTGCAAATGTTGAACCCACATAGGTTGTTCTATCACCGTAACTTACTGCATTAACATCTACTACATCAAATAATGGAGGAGTATTAACTTCAATTTTATCTTGGCTTTCTACCCATGCTCCGCTAGCATAATGGAACATCTTGCCTTTGAAATTATCACCGTCTGTGATTAATACAGATTCGCCGTCAATAGGAGTTGTATCATCGTCTTCTAATAAAGTTATTCTTTTAATTCCAAGATGTGTTACAAACCCAATTTTAAAAATTCTGCCGTTAACAGTATCATCTGTGTCTACTGCAAATAACACTCGCATACCTTCTAATAACAGCACCCCGTCAATGTTATATCCAATACTGCCTTCAACTGTTGAAAATGCATCTTTAGTATACAAATCGATTAAGTCAACACTACGCTTGGCCTGACGACCAAAATTCCATAGTTGTATATCTGCTTTAAATTCAACAATCGGACGCTTTGCCCTGGCTGTTTGATCAATTACCACTGGTTGATTATTATAGGCTGCTGATGCTTCAATAACAGATTTATGGAACCATCTATTGTATCTAGTCCAGTGATTTCCATCTCGACTACTTCTATTAATAGTGATGTAGTCTTTTTTACTAGGATAATTATTGTTTACATCAAACCCCTGTGTGTCAAAATTTTCTGAATCAAATTCAACGTCCTGATCTAATGTAAACGTAGAAGGAGTTTGCAAAGATGCTTCTGCAATCAATCTTATTCTTTCGCCTACACCTTCTACATACCAGTTGTCTGTTGCATATTTGTTAGGCGTAACATTTCCAATGAAATTCAACTTCATGCCGTTTGACAGTTCTGTGGTTCCGTCAATATTGTATGTCTTTTTTCCTAGAATTTCTTTTTCAACATCGATAAAAGTATTTTCCTCGATGTCATAAATCTTAAAGAATCCGGACATATTGATATCGTCCGCACTAACATAGTAGAGAATGTCTGGAGAAATTTCTGGTATTTTAAAAGTAATAGTACCTACTTCTACATACTTGGTGTCGCTGGTTATACCTTGCTCATATATAAAAGAATCTGCAAGATCTCTAATAGTTTTAAATGCGATACCGTGCCCAGGGCAATTAATCTCAAACTTGTATGTTTGACCTCTATATAATTTTAGAGTAGGATTTCTTGTTAGGCCGTCTGGGCTAAAGACATAGGCAAAATTATCACCGTCGTTAACAAAAGTAACAGTATAGGTACTAATTATTGATTTAGACTGTCCTTTGACAGCAATGACCTGCGGACCTTTTGGAAGCCAATAGTATTCTCTATAGTTAACAAATTTATCCCACTCAATGTGAGGATCCCAACTGTAGAATTCCTGACTGTTTATTTTACTATGGTCTGCAACAGCCGCATTAAAATAAAATAACTGATTGATATAATCATTGTAATCGCTGAAAAAAGTTATATTATCTAAATTGTCGCGAACAATAACTGCTGGCTCTAACTGGTATGCAGATCTATTTGATGATATTTCTTCAACGTAGTTGTCGGCTGGTGTGTATGCTTTACTGGTTTTTCTACCAATATAAGCATTAATTTTATCAACTGTGCCAACAGAAATTAACTGATCTAAAGTTCCATTTAAAAACTTTTGATTAGTGCTTGTTCTAAAATATCTAGGTAAAAAATTAACAGCACTTCGTGAAGTGTCTGTACTGCTAGTTGGCAGACTTGGTTCTTTTTGATCTTTAGTAAATGCCATTTACTGTCCTTTAATTACTTGCAATGCCGTTGGCTGACGCCGCGCTTGATGTTAAAATTATACCTGTTGTGTTTAATCTTGCCGCAGTTATTTCTGAAATAATTTCAATGTTATCAACTGATACTGAACTGGCAAATATTTCGTCAGGGTTTGATTTAATTTCGTATAAACTACCAAACGCTAAATTTTGATTTTTTGGAACTAACACAATGTTAGCAATCTTAGGACTCATTTTAGTCATAATATATGTTGCTAACTCTCCGAAGTAAAATGTATCTCCAAAGTCCCAGTTTTCTATAGCAAAAAATTCTTTAATTGCTGTAACTACACCTGTCTTAATATCGTTGTCGCTGACAATTAAAGAACTGTTTTTAACAACTTTAAAGGTTACCTGAAGACTTGTATCTGCTTTGGAGCCAAACAAGTTTTTATATTTTACCGGATGATAAATTACTTCATCGCTTATGGCTTTTATTTTTCCTAGTTCTCCGCCAAAATTAATAAAAAGAGAATCGCTACTTGGAGGTAAAGGTTTAGATGTTAGATCGCCATTTAACCATAATCGGTATTGTGTATCGTAAGATCTTGTTAACATATAAACATCAATAATATTTGTAGATGCCGGATCAATCCTAGCACTTTCATCTGCGGCATGTACATACTGAAACTTCAATATATCTCTTCCAACAAATGCACGATATTCTGTAGTAATAACAAAACTAGCACTCTCTTTATAAAAAACTTTTATCACATCTTCGTCAATGACATAAACTAACTGTTGATTTGTCAAAGTATTACTGTCGATTACTCCCTGCGATGTAAAAATTTTAATTAAGTTATTTTCATTCTTAATATAATAATAATCTGTTATACCATCTATGCTAATTCTACTCTTTTGAAAAATATACTTTTCTGAAGAATTTACAGTAGGAGCAACAATAATATCAAATATTTCAGGATTATCAACTACACCGTCTTCATCGTTGTCGTAGAAACTAATTGCAATTTTTTTACTGTCGATATATCCGTCAGCACCTTTGTATTCGTCAATAATTTCCCACTTGATATCTTGATTGATTGGAGTAATACTATCGGGATTTTTATTAATTCCTAAAACAGTAATACTGTCTCTTACAATTTTTCCTGTGCTGGTATCATAAACTTTATCACTGCTATCGTAAAAGAATCTTATTTCTTTTTCGCTTTCGAATACGTATCGTGTTCCACGACTAGTAACAGTATAAGTTTCTCCGTTGGTTTCAAATAAAACAACCCAACTGGCATCTAACTGTTGATTACTTACGTCTCCGGCTTTGCCTAGACTAAAATCATTCTTTTTATCAACGTTTGTATCTGAAACAATTTTCCAGGTTGTAAGATTAGCATCATATCTTAAACCAAATTCTTTGTTAGCAAAGATTAAATCAATTATTCGAGCAATAACGCTGGCTTCCAGGCCGGTAACAAATTTTGGTAATACTAAATCCATGTATGCTCCGCTAGGAATAACATCATTAAGAATAACAGGGCCAGTGCCGTCTGATAGCAATCCTGTGTTCGATGCAGTGCCGTCAGAAATAACATTAATGAATTTACTCCAGATATAAGATTTAGAATTTACATCTGCATTTGCAATATCGATTATTTCATTGTCTGCATTAAAAATCTTTCCTGAAGGCGGAATAAATTTTCCTAATGCGCCCGGTACTACATATCGCAGATTAGAACTAGTATAAGATCCTAATTTTTTTGTAGACGCAGTTTCTGTATCTCCAATGTAACCTGTTGATAGATTAACTGCACTTGTTTGCTGATAAAAACTGCTGAAGTTTGGACCTAATGCAATTTTAGTATATTTGTCAATATAAAAATCAATTGTTTTTCTATTTGACAATATTGGTTCTATTTGATTTAATACAACATTTTCAATATCTGAGCGTGTGTTTACAGTAAACGTAAATCTATCCACTGTGGGTTCTTTGTAAATTATCCCGTCTGTTCCAAACAGATTTGTTGTACTGTATTTTCCAGTGCTATCTTTTAAATCAAAATATCTACTGATTCCGCTACTAACTCTGTTAATAGATTTTACTTTAATAATTTCTTGATTAATGCTTAGAGGATAAACGTTGTAATCCTCGCCGGTAATCATACGACTTTGTGTGTAGTATGTGGCAGGTGCATTTGTTTTAATGCTGTCAGATGTCTCAGCAATGGCAGAATTAGTTACTGTATATTTTAATCCCAGTGCTATTGTAATAACTTCTTTTTTGCCAGCGCGGCTAATATAAGGAATATCTATAGTTACATTTCTTATATCTGTTGGGTTAATAGAATAAGATAAACCATTGCTGGTTCTATAATAAACTTTAAAGTTTCCTTGTGGTAAATTACCAAAAGTGCCGTCAGCAAAAATTAATCTAACACGATCCAACGAACGTGTTAATACACTATAGATGTTTCTAATATTTTTACTAACGCTGTTATAGATAATATTATTACCTTCTACCGCATCTACTTTAGTCCATAGATTTGTTTCAAAACCAATACTGTCCAATCCGTATAACCATACATCCGAGTTATTAATATTAGGACTGTCAATGTCTAGTGTTTCGCTAGTGCTAGGACGCTCAATTGTAAATGTACTTTCTTGTAATGTTCCTTGACGGAAGTGTACAAAAAATCCTGTATTACTGCTAGGCGGGCCGCCGCCATCGTCTCTATATAAAAATGCTAGACTATTTGTTGGGAACGGCGATTCTTCGTAGATTGCTTCTTTGCCTGAAAAGGTTGTAGACACAACTTCAAAGTCAATATTTCTGCCGTCAATATTTTTACTAAATCCGTAAATTGGCACTTCTGTGTTTGAAGCGTTGAAGCGATATTGTTCACAAGGAACTCCGCTGATAATTGAGCTGTCTATCGGTTTGCCGTACTGACTTGTTTCTGGCAGTGCTGAATTAATGACTTTAATGAATTGTTCATACCAGTTTACATTAGCACTGTCATTCCATACGATAGTCTGATTGGATAAATTTCTTCCGTTGCTGTCGATTACAGTTTCTGTTGTAGATACAGATGTAAATTTTAATAGGCCGTTGGCTGGCAGACAACGTTTAGGATTATAAGATAATAGACGTGCTAGACGTAGAACACTTTCTCTGCGTTCTGCTAGTTCAAGAAAGTTATCACGGGCATTTAAGTCAAATCTAAATGCTAGGTTTTGACCTAAAAATGAGATGAGATCAATTAGTGCCAGGTACTCGCTTGACTCAATATAATCGTTAAAATCTTCTGGATAATTTTCACGTAGATACGTGATCATTGTACGACGTAGATTGTCAAAGTCGTACGATTTGAAGTCTGCATTTTTAAAAGATTGGTATATCTTTTTCCAATCTTCTGCCGCAATAAGTTTATTTTGTCTATCTACACTTGCCATAATTAGCCCTCGATATGATATTTATCAAGTTTAAAATGTGCGTAGATTATTAACTGAGGATGTTGTTGTCGTTGTCAAATCTAAAACGCAACTGTTCTGATATGTTATAGGGCAGATATACTAAATCGCACTCAACTTGTATGCCGCTTTCATATTCGCTGACTACTAAACTATCAACTTTAACTCTAGGATCATAGTTCATTATTTGAGTAACATTATCTGCAATAGCATCTTTTAGTTCTTCTGTTAAAGGATCGAATAGCAAGTCCCAAATAATACAGCCAAATTCAGGATTTTCTAGTTTTTCACCCTGACGAATGTGCAGATGATTTACAATATCTTGTTTAATTAAACTTAAATCGTATAGTGTAAAACTACCTGTTGGAGAGGCAACAGTGCTTAGACCGCGATATGCGCGGCCGGTAGGAGTAGGATCAGAAATACCATTTTGAGGTATTACACTTTTTCCAGAAACAGAATTATATGTTGCCATAGTTTAATATTTATTTTCCTATTTTTTTGAATGTATCCAGGATTTTCTTTAAAACTCCTGTGCTGGCGGATCCGCCTGCTGTAGTCTTTGCGGGAGTATGTGCTGTTGGATTTAAATTTTCGTGGCCGTTCCATGGCTCTGCTTGGGGTACTCTACTTGCAGTTGACGCCGTAGTTGCTTTGCCAGAATTTAGATGAATATCTCCGCCGTCAATGTAGGTGTTTGCGGCTTTTACTTCGTGATTCCCGCCTGCTTTGATTTTATTATATCCTGTTGAACTCATGTTTATATTTCCACCTGCGGTCATATTAATATCTCTATCAGCAGTGATATTCAAATCATTTTTAGTATGTAAACTAATACTGTCTGCGGCATAGACATCAATTTTGCCGTTGCTGGTTAATTCTATCCAAGCAGTGCCGCGAGCATTGGCAATATAGATTAAATCTTCACTGTTGTGTAACAGTATCTGATGCCCGGTTCTTGTACGAATTCTAAATAACTCGTTATGCGGGATATCTACTTTGCCACCTTTTTCGTCGTTTTCTACGCTGGCATATTCTGGCGGGCCTTCGCCGGCTTTGGTTTTACGTAAGAAGTTTTCATCACCGTCATCCATGACAAACGTGAACCCGCCTAGACGACCAACAAATGCTCCAGATACTGGGTTTTCTTTAGAGCCTACTTTTCCACGTGTGGCTCCTGACCCTCGATCAACAGGGCCAGGTGTACTTATACCAAATACATTACTTGGACTTTCTCTTCTTGCACTACTGGTTGTGATTCCTCTAGTTTCGTCTTCAATTAATCCTTGTGCTGTTAACACTTGAGAAAATGGATGTACTGGTTTTTGAATTAGTGTAGTATCAGTTTTTGTTCCGTCTGTTAAACTTTTATTATGTTCGGCCACTGGTAATTTTTTAGAAGGACTTTGTGTGTTTAGTTCTGTAGCCGCAAGTCCAGGAATCATAAAATTCATGTATTCGTCTTGTACACAACCTATCCAGAAGCCTTTACTAGCATCGCCATTGATAAACAACACAACAACTATTCCGCCTTCGGTTGGCGGAATCATCCACATACCATATGATTTTTGTGTATCTGAAAATGTATTATTATTCCCCAGATGGGTAATGCTAGTTACACCATAGAATGGACTTAGATACTGTACAGGATATGTGCTGGCTTCGCTGTCTGGAATATTACCTACATCACGCAATAACTGTACATGCAGTGTTCCCATGTACTTGTTGTCTTCTGATCGAATAACACGAGCAAGATGGGGTCCTGGATCTATTGATCCTTGACTGCTTTTTTCTGGTGAACGAATATTTTCCATTATGCACCACCCCTTGGACGACCTGGAATTGGAATTCCTTTATTAGTAAATTCAACTTGAAGTTCTTTTGTTCCTCTACTGACTGCATCAACTGCTTTCTTCACTATTTCTCCTGGTCTTTGTGTCAAAGGTTTGCCATCATCTCCATACAATCCTGTGGCATCATATAGTTCGCCTGTTTCTTCATTTCGACGAATGTTACTAACTTTTCCTGTTTCGTCGACCAGTGCAGAACTTCCAGCACCCGTGACGGCTGCAACTTGTTTGACATCAATTTGTTCTTTTTCAGGTTCTTGTACAGGTCTTCTTATTGCTTTTAATGTTTGTATAAATTTTCCGCTTCTAAAAGTATTAGTTACTTCTTGTACATTATATAATCCGCTGAAGCCTGAATTTTCAACACCATCAACAAAATCCATAGATCCAGTTAATCCGTTATAATCAATAGGAGTCCTAAAATTTATAATTATATCAACTTCTCCACTTTGATAATTCATCGAGCCGTTGGCATTTTCATTAAAGTTTACTGGTATGTCGCTGAAATTTCCCATACCGCTATCTGCAATATAATAAGGATCTCCCATGACTTCTATTTCTGCTGTTAGCATATCTCCTTGGCTGTTTAACAAGGATTCGTAAAAGTTTTTTGCAATAAGACTACGATAGTCATCATTAGGGCCGCCGCCAGCATTTCTATATCTACGAAATTGTTCTCCGACTACTGCATTAGGAACACCCTTTTCATTAGATACTTTATTTGATTCATCGCTAGTTGGCTGGCCACCGCGGTCTACACCTTGACCATTAATTTGACTGTATACTGCTCCGGCCAAAGCATTTCTATCAGCATAGGCTGTGGTAAACATACCTGCATTTAATCTTATATTAAAATTAAGAATATCTACGTTTTTACCGGTGTAGATGTAGTTATATTCTTTTACTGCATTTTTCTTTAACTGCTCATAGCCTTGTGGCTGAGACGCAGGCGGTTTAAATCTATGTTCGTGTACAAGATATTCTACAACTCTAAAAACGTAAAGTTTAGGAATTTTTGCACGATTATTATTTCCTGGTACTGCTTTTAAATTATAAACTTGTGTTTCTATTCTAAACCAAGTTTTTAAGCCAGATTCATCGGATGGTGCAGACACAGCACCTTTACAATACTCACTCATTAACAATACTTCGGTGATAGCATTAATGATTGTAGTACCCTGTGTAAATTTAAAAACTTTATCTTTAGGATCGTAAACATTTTCCTTTCTTGAATTAGGCTTGTCTGGATCTTTTTGTATTTGATCTTTAGGCTTCAACTGGCTGTCTCCGCCTGTGTTAAGATCAAATCCCATTTTTGCTTTACCAATGTCATTTAAAGACTCTGTATTTTGTACTAATAATTTTACAGATCCTGCCGTTCCTCCCACTGCTGTGCTGGTTTTGTTTAAATTTAATTTATTTTGTGCTTGCGCCATTGCGCCCTGTGCACCTGGAGACGCGGTTACCGATTGGCCTTCATCGTCTGGCAAATCTGGAGAAGATATACGTGCTCCGTCCTTGGGAAATATAATAACAATTTCATCCGGCACATATTCTTCTTTACCAGTTTCACTACCCTGTTTAGCCATCTCTGCGCTTCTATCATTCAGCCATCGTTGTAAACTGTTAGGACCAGATTGTAATATTTCTTGCACAGTTGTGCCGCTGATTTTCATGTCCGATTTTAAAACATTAACAGCATCTGATAACGCCGATTCGTTGTAAGGAACTGCTGTGACTTTGTATCGACATCCGGCCGCAGTAATTTCCATTTCTATGTTGGCAAAAGTAAACGGAATATGTCTGTTTAATACATCAGTTGTAGCGATGATATTTCCGTCTTTGTTATACCCAATAAATTCCATTGTCAGCAAATAGGGAATTTCTGTATAGTTAACCGAAACACTTTGGTCTGAAACTGTGGCAGCGGCTAATTGCAATGTCTGTAAAAACATTCCTAAACTATAGGGTTCAAAAATTTCAAAACTAATATTAGTAGAATTAGTGCCTTTAGTTCTTTTATCGTAGGTCATTAAACTGCCAATTTCTATATTGTCAATATAAAAATCAAATTTACCTGTGGGGTTTGAAATTGAACTATACGCAGTAGATACTCGGTTATCAGGCTTTCCTGCGGCACTACGCAGTATAATTTCTCCTAATTGATTATTTTTATAACTAGAACTCGATTCTGGAAAATTTAACTGATTACTAGTCAGCGCACTGATTGTAAAAATTGTTGTATAGGATGTGAAATATTCTAGGATATTTGGTTGAATCCCGATGCTGTCTGCTATTGGCATATTACAATCCTAACACAACAAATAAACTAGACTTTTTAGGAATATAAATTTTTACACCTGATTTAAAATCAAACAACGGATCTTTAAGTATATCCATATTGCGTTGCATAAACACCCACCATAATTTAGTAGATCCATATAAGTCATAGGCTAATAAATCAGGTCTTTGATTATATTGTGGTTCTATAGTATAGACCCAGTCGTCAGGCTCGGCACTGACAGGTCTAACATTGATTGGTGCTAGATAACCAGGTAACTCTTGAGTTTTAAACCACGGACTTTTGTTATTATAAGTTGCCATTAAATGTATCCTGTTCTACCTGGGCCACTACCAATTACATAATCGCCTTTGATAAATTTATCAAGACTAAAATTACGTACTTGATCTCTGCTGTATAACGGAGTTACTGTTACTGTAAACTGGCTCTTTACCGGTGCCCATGCTACTCCTTGTCCTACCGACGAACCAGGTAGTTGAATTCCTGTAACTGCGGCTACTGCGGCAGAAACTTTACTGGCTGTTGTAGGAGAATTTGCAGACAATCCTGTTGATATGTAATCAACATCATTTGGTAATTCTAATCCAAAACTTGTAACTACTACTGGGACATCTTTAAAAACATAATCTCCGTATCCGTTTAATTTTAAAACAGGAGGAGGAGCACCGGCATTAAGGTCGCTACCAAAAGACATTTTAGTCACAGACTTTAAAAAATGCACTGCGGCAATCCAATACGCGGCTTCTGTGCTGTCTTCACAAAAAAACTGTCCTGTGATTGTCATTGCATCCACTTTACTGTTTTCATAAGATAAAAAAGGATAATTATTGTGTACAGGATTCATTGGCTGATAATTTGCCTGATGTGTCATCTGTATTGACGGAGTGTATGGAAATACCATTCCGTTAGTTTCCACTAAGGGTTTCATTATAGCACTAGTTCTATATACTGGATTGTTTGGCAGGCTCAATCGTACACGCCAGTCCCTATTTGCAGAAGAAGTAAAAATAGCCGATGCTGGATTCGATTTAGCACCAGTTTCACCCCCTGGTAGTAAGTTAATACTACGCAACGCCGCACCAAACCCTTCTGTTTTTAATGTGTTTACCGTATTAGTTATTGTGCCCAAAGTACTGGCCGCAGATCCAGCGATGGATCTTGCATTATTGACAAAATTGTTTAAGTCTAGTGGCATATTTGGTTATCCTTGTTAAACATATTTATTGACTTTATAAAGTGCTGAGTTTATAATTTATAGTGAGGAGTCATAAGAATAATGAAAAAAATAAACTATCTTAATAACAAAGATTTATTATCAGAAATACACAAAAGTAAGAATTCCTACTGTAGTTTTGTTAAGCCAGAATATCATCAATACGATTTAATTCTGCCTAGCATAGAAAAAATCAATATTAGAACTGTAGCAGAAGCCAAACGGGCTAGAGCAAAACGACTTGCACAGCAGGCATTTGAGGCCGCTAAAGCAGAAAATGTCAAAGTTAAATTGGCAGAATTTGAGGTTGATTATAAAAAGATTGAAAAAGTAGATTTAATCTTCCGCATTATGACTTATGATCACATTCCATTGGAACCAGGTCGTAAACGCACACCAAAGAGTCAAGCAGATCACAGAGAGAAGGTAAACTTTCCAGCATTTCAACATTGGAAGTTTGACGACACCGACGAACTTATCTGTGTAGGTAAAAGCCATTGGCGCGGTGGAATGATCAAAGGCAAGTTCAGCAAGGATCATGGACAGATTACAAATACATTGGCCCGAATGTATATCAAGCTCTGCGAGCGATATGCTACTCGTGGCAACGTTAGAGGTTACACATACAATGACGAAATGAAAGGACAGGCTATCCTTCAACTTACACAAATTGGATTACAATTCGATGAATCAAAAAGTGATAATCCTTTCGCATATTTTACCGCCGCGGTTACTAACTCGTTTGTCCGTGTCATCAATATCGAAAAGAAAATGCAAAACAT